GAAAAATCCATACCGCTCACTGCTCACCTCTTTCAACTCTGGACAATTTTAACACAAATGTCGACAAATATACAAAACTACAAATTAACGGAAACGCTCGCCTCGGATGAGGTTGGTTCCGACAGGCTTGGTAACCATCTTCTTTTGAGCTTGTTCTTTTTTATCTTGCTCTTCTTTGGCGTAATCGCGGAAGCGTGGGTCTACATCTTTCTCAGATGTGACAAATTTCCCGCCTAGTTGAACATAGCGGGAATGAACCCAGTGCGCTGCGGCTGGGGAAGGGTAAGTGCGAAACTTAGAGCGCGCTTGAGTGGTCAGCATGTTCCACAGCTTCTGATTAGCTGGAATCTGCTTAGGACCCTTTTTTACTTCTTTACCTGCGATAAGTGCCATGTGTAATCCTTAGATAAGTCCAAGCCCCCGCAACATATTTACCGTATGAACGGGGGCTTAGGAGCATTATTAGTCGCGGACGACTGAAGGGTTGCCTGCCTTTTGTGGGGCACCGTTGCGGAAAACTTCCTCAATACGGTTGTCACCGTGGTCTGCGAAACCACCAGCTGCGAACTCCTTTAGATGGTCTGGAGCTTCTACCCAGGCAGCAGAACCAACGTGAGCACGCTCACGCATTGTCTCTTCTGGAAGCTTCTCAAACACATTCTGATTACGGTTTGGACGACCTGCTGCAGGAATGTATCCCTGCATAGCGCCTTTTGAAAACTCCGCTGGAACGTCTGTATCTGTTGCGATGCCTTCTTCAAAACGAAGTGGGCCGCGCTGTCCAGGTGTGGCTGGTGAGACCTTGCGGTCGTACATGTTGCCAGGACGCTCAGGGAACTTTGGGTCTGGTGCAATTGCCATTTTATATACTCCTTATAAGGGTTGAGGACCTCAGTAAAAGTGTGCTACATAACGGCTGTAAAGTCAGCCTAAAGTCTTAACGGAAAAATGGAGAACTAGATACTTCAATCTGAGGCATGGACATATCTAGGGTTAGAGAGCAGGCGATAGCCAAAGAGTCGGCGTAGTCATCGTGAGCGTGGGCCTCATCAGGGGCTTTAGCCAAGAAGTTAGGACCGGTGAACTTGGTCTCCAAGTCCTCCATTTGCTGCCTAAATCGGCGGTAACTACGTAGTTTTCTGGTCTTTGCATGTGCAGGCCAGCTAAGCATATCTCTGTCAATAAGCGCCTTTAGGTGCTTCCAACGCTTGGACTGTTCTGGTTGGCTACTGCCTACAGCAAAAACCTCTGCCCTTGGTAGGAGAAGTTTTAGGCGCTGGGCTACTGCGTCACCAACACCGTTGGAGTCAACTCCAACATACATAACGTTGTAGTTTTCTAGGAACTTTACAATCTGGAAGTATTGGTCCTCCCAGTCATCTCCTTGAATTTCAAGCCAGTTAAGGATACGGTGGTCAAAGTAGCCAAACTCATCTGGGCGGTCCCAGTCAACCCACACCACAGTAACTACTGTAGAGTCAATCTTACGCGCAGGGTCAATGCCCACGATGACAGGAGTTCTGTGCCAAGAGCGCTGGATTTCCATAGATACGTCACCAAGCTTGTCGAGCACGCTTGAGGTAACGAACATACCGCGCTCAAGCATCCACTTACAGGTGTATGACATCTGGAACTCATCCGAGTCTTCACCGATACGAAGCTTCTCACGCTTAATGTGCTTCTCGTAGTTTTCGTTGACCTTAACTACGTCACGCCAAGTCCACTCAAAGTGGTTCTGCCGCCTGCTGCGGGCTGTTTGGCGGCGCTTATTAAGCATGATGCTATTGTAAAAATTGTTCTTGTGCGTGGTTGGGGTTCCGGTCTTAACCATAGTTCCCGCGTAGTACGCCAACATAGGGGCAATAGATTTAGATACTACAAAGTCGTCAGCTTCTTGGCACTCATCAATAACGATGAGATGGAAGGACTTAGACTCAATCTTAGCTCTAGGGTTAGCTGTCATCATCATCAAGCTACTGCCTGAGTTTTTGAGTTTAATCTGTTTAGTCACGCCTGGCACACGAATTAGGGCGTCATCAATTTCAGGGTCGTTCATGATTTCTAGGGCACGCTCGCTGGTAAGGCGGTTTACGGTTCTACCAAATAGGGTTTCAACCTGTCCCTCAACTGGGGCAAACATACCCACCATGATGCCGTCTTTATAGCGCCCAAGTAGGTCTGGGAACATCTTGGCTAGGCGTGGGAGCAAGACCATGAGCGTGGCTACTGTGTTAGCAATAGTTTCCGACTTACCTGACTGACGTGCGGCAAGGGCGGTAATTTCTTCACTGTCGTTAATAATCACAGACTCAATAATGCGTCTAGCTAGAGGCATCTGATAAGGGTGAAGTTCGTGACCTACAAGGGCAGTCTGGAATTGAATGCAGCGGTCAACCAGCATCTTGACAAACTCTTTAGAGAGCTCGTCTAGCTCAATTTCTTCGTCTTCGACATCAGTGAGCTCATCGCTCTCTAACTCATCGAGGTAGAGCTCGTCTTCGTCGTCTTCTAGTTGGTCCATATACGCCTTAGTCTAGATTAAAACAAAGAGCCTAAGTCGTTAAACCTAGGCTCTTTGCGCCATCTACGGGGAGAGGAAGAGAGGCGTGGACAATAATAGCACAAATGTCTATTTGTCGACAAATCCCTTTAACGGCGTGGCGTACGGTTTCTTAGAGCATCTACCATAGCGTGGAGTGCTTCAGCGCCGTTAAGGGCCTCGTCTAGATACACGTCATCTTTTGTGCGCTGGTACATAGATAGGCATCGGCCGATGTCAAAGATGGCTGAGTCAGTCCAGCCCTCAATCTCAGAGGTGTGTAGTCTAGATACTCGGCGGGATACCTTCTCAGAGAACGGCTTGTCCCAGACCTTCTTATTCCTTGAAAACTTCATCATATAGTCCATCCTCTGGGCGCCAAGCAGTGCGGCCTCTCATAGCCTTTTCTAGGATTAAGTCAACGTCCTCATCCGTAAGGAGGTGAGGGTCGGCTACTGTCTTGAATAGAATGCCTACGTAGAATCCAGGCTTGGTAAAGGGGAANCTAAACACTAGGCAGTGNCCTACACGGAAGGGTAGTTCTGTCTCTTGGGTATGGCCTACCTCAACAATGGGTAGGAACTTATTGTGATAGTAGCTAAGCTTTCCGCCGTATAGTGGTCCGAGTGTCTTCATTAGTCGAACAATACTCCAATTTCTTCAGGGAACTTATCCTTTGACACCTTGTTGTATCCCATAGCGTCTATTCCAGAGTACTTGAGATATCTACCAGTAGAGTCTGTGGTCTTTAGCTCCTGCCACATATTTATAGGGATTCCGTTGTACTCGCAAATAGTACCGTCTCTGAACTGGATTAGTAAAGTCTCTTTTTCCTTCATGTAGGCCAGCTTTAAGGCACGAGGTCTATCAGGATTAATAGTTGGCGCGGCTCTGGTTTCAGTAGGCTGTGCAAACTCTATTCCGTATTTGTCTTCTACCTTGTCGTACTTTTCACCTTGCTCATCTTTTGGGGTTAAATACGCATTAACCGCAGACTCCATAGCGTTTGTTCTATTGCCGTAGAGTTCATCCCAGCTAGGTAGTTGTGCTCTATTTCTAGCCATTATTCCTCACAAACGTGGTTAGCGGTTTCCGTCTCTAGAACACGCATCATACAGGAGCCACAGCGTAGATAGCGAGGNGGCTTAAAGTTATTCTGAGCAGTGGCTCCAGGGGCAAAGTCTGACCCATCCTCATTAAAGGCAGGACGTACTACAACAACCTCAGGCTCCCTTAGAAGCTCGGCTGGAAACGGCCCTTGAGGATAGGAAACTTTATTCGGGGTTGGATGTGCTTGAGGAGCCGCAATTCGCTCTATCAAATGCGGCTCTACTAAATCAAGCTCCCAATCAACCTCGCGGCTTCTTGGTAAGAAGTTACCAAAAGCCTCGTAGTCAAGTGGCACGATTACTCGGCTGGAGCGTCGTCTACTACAGGTGCGTCTTCTTTTGCAGCCGCCTTCTTCTTAGGCTTATCTGCAACTTCGGCTGCAACAGGTGTTAGAAGAGGGAAATGGCCAGCATTTGCACGCTCATGTAGCCAAGCTGGTAGGCAGTTGGTGCAGTAGTTGGCTGGGCTAATGCCAGGCTCTGCGTGTGTGTATGCCGCGTCGTTTGAACAGTTATCGCACTTCATATAATCCTCCTAGAGTTGTAGGCCTAGTATAACGCAAAAAGCGCCCCCGAAGAGGCGCTTTCTGTCTATTTTACAGTTTACTTAGTTGGAGCGGCCGCATCTACTGCAGCCTTAGCAACTGCCTTTTGAGCATCTGCTACTGCTGTGGTTGCCACAGCTGTCAAAGCAGCGGTGGTTACTGAGTCAAGGTGCTCCTGCTTGGCTAGGTCGCCAACTACACCCTTAGGGTTGAACTTAGCAAGAAGTGGACCAACGACACCGACTACAGCAGCCCAAAGGACATGCTTGAGGTGGTGGTTTCCTGTTTGCCAAATTGCTACTGCTGATGCTGCAGTTGCGTATACATAGTGCTCTACAAGAGCCTTTTCGGACTTGGTAATGCGCATTACTACTCCTCTATATTGTTTGCATATGGCGTTACGATATGTGACTCGGCTGAGACGTTAGGCTTAGATGAGCTCACATTAGAGGATGATACACCGGCTATGAAAGAAGATGCAACTGCCACAAGGCTGTGTGGCGAGGTCGGATAGCCCATAGCCATCCAAGTCGTGTAGGCGGCTGTGCTGGCCACGCCTAGGTGAACTGGGTCAGATACCTTTAGTTTTATCATCTAGTCGCTCCAAAATACCCTTTACGTTACGGCGAAGTTCCTCAATATGGTTGTGGGTCTCCTGGTCCAACTTGAGGTCTTTTGTAATTATACGCCTGTCCTCATCACCTGAGCGGTTAGTCGCATTCAAAAGTAGACCAGATAGGAGGATAGATTCCAAAGAGACCGTGAGGGTCAGTAGGTTGAATGGGTATGGGTCAAATACGGCAAACGTCATCCAGAGTGACCAAAAGACTATGTGGAAGATAAGGAACCAGACAGAGCCAAAGGCGATAGATGCCCAGTCAGACACCTTTTGAAAGTACTTCATTCGTTCGCCTTAGCTACCATTGAGGTGTAGGTTGCGGCATCAATTCCCTTGCCTTTAGAAGCCTTTAGTCCTGGGTATAGACCTTGATAGACAGGTATGAGCGCAATCTCTTCCTCAGTTAGCACGTTGCTAACTAAGTTAGC